CCCAACGAGGTGCGGGAACGGGAGGGGCAACCCCCGGATCCCAACGGAAACGAGCTCATGAGCAGCCGCGACCTGATCCCCATCCGCATAGCGGTGCAACACCCGGAACTGCTGCTGGGCGGAGCAGCAGCGAACAACACGCCCGCCACGGGTGCGCCCGGCGCTGGCGAGAAAGGAGAAAGCTAAATGCCTTTTTGGTCCTTTAGAAACGCCGAAGACAACGAGGAAAACGGCGTTTTACAAATCGACGGCGTGCTGGAAGTGGAGCAGGACTGGTGGGGCCCCAGCGGCCAGGTGATAGCCCGGAACATCCGGCGGCACCTGGACCGCGTGAAGGACGTGACCGTATACATCAACAGCCCAGGCGGCGACGTGATGGCAGGCGCGGAAATCTACACAGCCCTGCGCGAACACAGCGCCAACGGCAAGGGGCGGGTGACCGTCAAGGTAAGCGGCATCGCTGCCAGCGCGGCCAGCATCGTGGCCATGGCCGGGGATGAAATCCTGATGAGCCCCGTGGCCTATATGATGATCCACAACCCCTGGACCGTGGCCGCAGGCAACGCCCAGGAACTGCGCAAGCAGGCGGACGTACTGGACGTTATCAGCGAAGGGCTGATCAATGCCTACGAACGCCGCACCGGCAAGAGCCGGGACGAAATTGCAGCCATGTTGTCCACGGACACCTACATGAGCGCCCAAACCTGCATTGATGAAGGATTTGCGGACGGCATGATGTGGGAAACGCCCCAGCAGCCCGCAGACCCAGCAGCGCGGCAGACCGCCGCAAAGATGCAGAGCCGGAACTACAACCGGCAGGCGGTGATGGCCATGCTGCAAGCGCATGGCGCAGCGCCAAAGGAAGACCCGCAGGCGGCGCAGGAAGCTGCCAGGCGGGCGGAAATCGCCAAACGGGCCAGCATTGTGGCTGGCCTATTTTGATGCAACGATAGGAGGAAAAAAATCATGACCCTGCAAGAGATGATGAACCAGATCACCGACCTGGGCACCCGTATCCGCACCCTGGCCACCCAGCTGGCCGCCCAGGCCAACGACCCCAGCGTGCCCATTGCCGACCTGGAAGCCCGGCAGCAGCAGCTGAACGACATGAACCGCCGCATGGCCGCTTTGCAGACTGCCTACCAGACCCAGCAGGCAGCGGAGGCGGGCGGCGTGCAGCCCCTGGCGGGCGGCAGCGCACCCCAGGCCCAGCAGAGCCGGACCCTGACGGACATGCTGAAATCCAACGAATACGCCCGCGCCTTTGCCTATGCCATCCAGCACGGCGTCAGCCGCAAGAATGGCCGCGACAATGAGCGGGTGAAAATCCTGTACGACGCGCTGACCGAAAGCGGCGGCAGCCCCGTGGGCACGGATGGCGGCTTCCTGGTGCCGGATGACATCGACCACACCATCCGCGAAATCCGTCGCAGCCTGGATCCGCTGGCTGCCCTGTTCAACGAGGAAACCGTAACCAGCCCGAACGGCTGGCGCGTGCGCGACACCAACCCCACCAAGGGCCTGGTGGACGTGGACGAAATGGGCGAGATTGACGACGATGACGACCAGCCCTCTTTTGCCAAGGTATCTTATACCTGCACCAAGAAGGCCCTCATCCTGCCCGTTTCCAATGAACTGATGACCGATAATGTGGCCAATCTGTTCAGCTACCTGGGCCGCTGGTTTGCCAAGAAGCTGGTTATCACCGAGAACGCCATGCTCATGACCGCGCTGCGCAGCCTGACCGGAACCAGCATCGGCAGCGACCCCATGAAGGGCCTGAAAACCGCCCTCAATAAGGACCTGGACCCCGCCATCAGCGCCCTGGCCAGCGTCATCCTGAACCAGAGCGGCTTCGACATCCTGGACAACCTGCTGGACGGTAACGAACGCCCGCTCTTGCAGCCTGACCCCACCAACGCCACAGTCAAGCGCTTCTCCGGGCGTCCCCTGCACGCGGTCAGCTATGCCACCATGGCGGACGTGACCAGCGGCAGCGGGGCAAGCGCCAGCACCACCACCGACCTGTTCATCGGTGACGGCAAAGAGTTTGCCACCCTTTTCCGCTGTGGCGGCTACGAACTGGCCAGCACCGACATCGGCGGCAACGCCTGGCGCACGGACAGCACCGAACTGCGCGGCATTGCCCGCCTGGGCGTGAGCAAGTTTGACACGGGTGCCATGGTGCGCCGCACCCTGCCTGTGACCTAATACCACGCGGGGAAAAGCGTCTACGTTGACGCTTTTCCCCTGCACGAAAGGGGCGTAACGCATGACGATAGAGAGAAGCGACAGCCAGCAGACCACCTGCAACGCCACGGCCATCATTAACGGGGAGCGCAGGCAGGTGGCCTCCGCCACTTGCAGCATCCGCCCCAACAGAGCCATGAACATCAGCATTGACCTGATGGAAGACGTGGATCTGACAGCGGACGACCTGGCGGAAATCGCGGAAATGTATGCCGGTTATCTGGCGGGCGAAATCAAAAAGGCCGCCAATCTGGGCATACCCGTGGCGCTGCCCGAACAGTAAGGGGTGAACGCCATGGCCGATATGGACATGGTGCGCCGGTTCGCAGGGGCTGACCCGGATGCAGATGCTGCCGTGCTGCAATTCGCCTATAACGCAGCCGTGGAGTGGTACGAAAAAGCAGGCGTACCGGCAGACACCACCGGGGCACTATATGAGTTTTGGGTGGCCAACCTGGCGGCCTGGATGTATGACAACCGGGGCAATGCGGACGCATTGGCAGCGGTGCCGCTGTACATCGTGGCCAGCGTGCACCAGCTGCGGCCCAAACGGCGGAAGAAGGTGGCCGGGACGTGAGCATCAAAGCGGGCGACCTGAAACACCCCATTAAGCTGCAAAGGCCGGTGACCACCAGAAACGAAAAAAGCAAGACCATCACCACCTGGGAGGACGTTGTCACCGTTTACGCGGGGAAAACGGACGTTTCCGGGCGTGAATTTTATATAGCCCAGGCATACCACGCGGAGGACGTGGTGACCTTCACCATCCGCTGGCGGGACGACATAGCGCCCACCTGGCGGGTGGTACATCACGGCACCGCCTACAACATCCTGGAAATCAACCACCTGGGCTATATGCGGGACTTTATGCGGCTGAAATGCAAGGCCGTGCAGGGAGAAGGTGCGTAACAATGGGCACGTTTTCCAGCGGCGGCATTGCCGCAGAACTTTCCAAGTTTGACAAGCTGGCCAAGGGAACGGACGCAGCGTGCAGAAAGGCCGTCAAGGCCGGGGGCAAGCTGCTGGCCGAACGCCTGGCAGCTGCCGCGCCGGTGGACACCGGAGCCCTGGCAGCCAGCATCAAAGCCGGAAGCGTGGACTACAACGCCGCAGACGGCTACCACTGCGAGGTCAAGCCGGTGGGCGAAAACCACGGGGAAAACCTGGCCAAGATCGGCAACATTTTGGAATATGGGCGCAGCAACATGCCAGCCCGCCCCTGGTTCAACCCTACGGTGGATCAAGCCACCGGGGAAGTGACCCAGGCCATGCAGGCGGCATTTGACCAGGCGCAGAAGGGGTGAAAAGCATGGACGTGATGGCAGACGACATCGCACAGCAATTTTTCACCAAAGCGCTGGAAGGGCTGCCCTATCCATACGGGCAGCCGCCAGGCGACGCGGACGCGGAAACCTATGTGACCTTCCACGAGGCAGGCTGTACCGGCTACACGGCCAGCAACGAACCGCAGCGGGCCAGGCACCTGGTGCAGCTGCACGCATGGACCCACAGCGAGACGGACGACCACCGCGCCGCCTTTTTCGCGGCCCTGGCAATGCTGAAAAAGGCAGGGGTGCGCGTTTACAGCTGGGGACCGGACGAATACGAAAAGGACACCGGGCTGCACCACATTGCCTGCACACTGACCTGGTGGCAGCCGCCCGGCGCTATGGACCAATTCAACAAAGAAACGGAGGAACAAGACAATGGCGAATGAAAACACCGCCTACACCGAAGGGTACTTTTACGGTATTCTGGACATTTATTTTGCCCTGATGACCGGCGAGGACAGCGCGGCAGCCGCGCCCACCTATGGCGCGTACCAGGTGATGGGCAAGACCATCCAGGCAACCATTACCCCCAACTACAAAGAGGGTAAGGTGTACGCCAGCAACGTGGCCACCCGCAGCGAGCGCCGCGTGGACACCTACACGGTGAGCCTGAACCTGGACAAAATCCCCTACGCGGTGCGCAAGGTGCTGCTGGGCCGCTACCAGGACGCCAACGGCGTGCAGATCATCAAGGGCGGCCAGGCCGCGCCCAATGTGGCGATTGCCTTTGCCCTGACCCTGGACGACGGCAGTAAGGAACTGTGGACGCTTTATAAGGGCAAGTTTGCGGAGCCCACCCAGACCGGTCAGACCGACAGCGACAGCATGAACTACCAGCATCCCACCATTGAAGCCACCTTTGTGCGGCGCGAATGGGACGACAGCCTGGCGGCCATCGTGGCCACGGCGGACACCAGCATCCCCGCCACGGTCATCACCGACTGGTTCCAGCAGGTGTATGAGCCCGCTGTGGCTTAAAAATCGCATTATTTCCCCGGCAGCCTGCAAATAATAGCGGGCTGCCGGGCGTGATCGGCGCGGCAGCGCCAGAAAGTGAGCATCAAAATGGCGGAAGAAATGCAGAAATCCGAAATCAAGGCGCGGGACATTTCCCGGCCCGTGGACAGCATGGAACTGGACGGCCAGACCTACGCCCTGGCCTTTGACCTGAACTGCTTCCGGGTGGCGGAAGACGTGTACGAACTGCAATACGGCAGAAACCTGAACTTTGGCGACATCGTGCAGCACCTGGCTGCCGGAAAGCTGGGGGCCATCATGGCCGTGCTGTACGGTGCACTGCTGTCCGGTGGTCTGTCCATCACCTGGGCGGACTATTACGCCAAGTTTAAGATCATCAATATTCCGGGCGTAAAGGACAAGCTGCTGGAGAACGTGCGCAAAGCCCTGCCGGAAACGGATGGCAAAAAAGCAAACCCTCCGACAGCGCCCACGGAATAAACAGCGGCTTCCCCTGGCTGTGGCTTTACTACCGCGCCATTGACTGCGGCCTGGATGACGCTGCTTTTTGGAGCCATAGCGCCCGCGCCATCCACCTGCTGTATAAGCAGACCAGGCAGGTGCGTGCGCGTATGCTTCCCCAGGCCAGAAAGCCTGGGCAGCAGACGCCGAACCAGCCGCAGCGGGGAAACGTGGAGCGCGTGCGGCTGACCCGCCTGCCGCATCCATAATACAGAGAGAAAAGCGTCCAAAAGCGGCGCTTTTTCTTTCTATGCGAGGAAGTGAAACCCATGCCGGATGATGGCATCAAAACGCAAGTAGGCATACAAGGCGACAAAGAATACAAGGCCGCGCTTGCGGACATCGGCAGGCAGCTGACCGTGCTGAACACGGACATGAAAGCCAGCCAAAGCGCCTTCGGGGCCCAGGCCACATCCATGGCCGGGATGCAGGACAAGCTGTCCAAGCTGGGGGCCATCTATGACGCGCAAAGCCAGAAGGTGCAGCTGATTGCCGCCCAGCTGGAAAAGGCCAAAGCAGAGTACGGCGACAACAGCAAGCAAGCCGACCAGCTGCGCATCGCCCTGAACCGGGCCACCGCGCAGATGAACGGCACCAAGGCGCAGATTGACGCCACCGAGGGCGGGCTGCAGACCCTGGCGGAAGCCCAGGAACTGGTAGGCGACGAAACCGACGCCACCAACATGACCCTCCAGGAAGCGGAGAAGGTGCTGAAAAGCGCCGCCGACAAAACGGACGACCTGGCAGACAGCAGCGAGGACGCCGGGGACGCCGTGGACCAGGAGGGCAGCGAAGCCAAGGAAGCAGCCAGCGAAAACAGCAAGCTGAAAGACGCCCTGCAAAAGGTGGGCGACGTGGCAGGCGGCGCTATGGTAGGCGGCCTCAAGGCTGCCGGTGCCGCCCTGGCCGCTATGGCTGCCGCCGCTGGCACGGCCATCAAAACCGGCTTTGAATTTGCGCAAAGCGCGGGTACCTACGCGGACGACGTGGCCACCCTGGCTGTGCAGACCGGCGTCAGCACCCAGCGCCTGCAAGAATGGAGCTACGCCAGCAACTTCATAGATACGAGCGTGGACACCATCACGGGCAGCATGACCAAGATGCTGAACGTGGTAAACCAGGCAGCGGACGGAAACGAGGCGGCGCAAAAGAAATTTGTTGACCTGGGCATTTCCATCCGCGACTTTGACGGAAACCTGCGCAGCAGCGAGGACATCTTCTGGGACGCCATCGACGCCCTGGGGCAGATTGAAAACCCCACGGAGCGGGACGCTGCCGCCATGGAACTGTTCGGGAAAAGCGCCAAGGAACTGAACCCGCTGATCGAGGCGGGCAGCAAGGCATGGCGCGAAATGGGCAAGGAAGCCCAGGCCATGGGCACCGTTTTCAGCGAGGAAAACCTGGCGAAAATGGGGGCCTTTGACGACAGCATGCAGCGCTTCAAGGCCACCGGCACGGCCCTGAAAAACAGCATCGGCCTGGTGATGATACCGGCGTTTCAGCCCCTGGTGGATGCCGCCAGCCAAAGCATGGGCAAGGTAGCCAAAGCCTTGCAGGACGGCGTCAGCCCGGCAGAAATGCCCGGACTGATTGACGAACTGTTAAACACCGTCACGGACGCGCTGGACGACGTGATCGGGCTGGTGGACGACGCCATGCCCATGGTCAGCCAGGCAGTGACAAAGGTGGTGGGGGCCCTGGCGCAGCGGCTGCCGGGCCTGGCCAACACCCTGCTGCCCGCAGCCATGAACCTGCTGCAAACGGTGGTGGGGGCTATCACCGACAACATAGGGCCCATCACCGAACTGGCCACCAGCCTGGTGACCAGCCTGGCAGGCTTTTTGGTGGACAACCTGCCGCAGCTGGCAGACGCGGCGGTGCAGCTGGTCAGCGGGCTGCTGGACGGCATCATCGCAGCCCTGCCGGAACTGATCCCCGCAGGCATCGAGGCCATTGTGCACCTGGCCACCGGCCTGATACAGGGCATCCCGCAGCTGATTGCCAAACTGCCGGAAATTGTGACGGCCATCTGGGACGGCATTGTGGCCACCGACTGGGCGCAGCTGGGCAAGGACATCCTTGGCAGCATCACCAGCGGCCTGGCCAGCATCGGCCAGACCATCATGGATCTGCTGGGCGTGCCGGAAGGAACGCAAGACACCGTAATAACCGCATGGAATACCTTTGCGGGAGCCATCAGCGACGGCGTGCAAGGCGTGCTTGGGGCCGTGACCACCTTCCTGGGCAGCCTGTTCAATCCGCCCGCAGAGGGCGAACAGACCACCATCGGCGGGCTGTGGAATACCTTTGCGGGAGCCATCAGCGACGGCGTGCAAGGCGTGCTTGGGGCCGTGACCACCTTCCTGGGCAGCCTGTTCAATCCGCCCGCAGAGGGCGACCAGGCCGCCACCAGCAGCCTGTGGAGCACCTTTGCGGAAACCGTCAGCGGAGCCATCACCGGCGTGCTGGGAGCCGTGACGGCTTTCTTTGGAGCCCTGTTCAATCCGCCCGCAGAGGGCGAACAGACCACCCAGGCGCAGCAATGGGGCAGCTTTGCGGAAACCGTCAAAAGTACCATTGAAACCGCCCTGACCGGAGCAGCTGAACTCGTCAGCGGCATCTTTACGGGAGGAAAGGCAGCCATTGAGGCATTCCCCTGGGAAGACACCGGCACCAAACTGGGCACCCTGGCGGGCGCGCTTTCCGGCTTTGCGCTGGATGCCCTGAGCGGCGTATTCAACGCGGGCTCCGCTGCGGTGGCAGCGTTTCCCTGGGAAGATACCGGCACCAAACTGGGCACCCTGGCAGGCCAGGCTGCAGCTTTTGTGCTGGATGGCATTTCCGGCGTATTCACGGCGGGCAATGCAGCCATTGCATCTTTCCCCTGGGAAGACACCGGCACCAAGCTGGGCACCCTGGCAGGCCAGGTGACAAGCCTGGCGCTGGATGGTATTTCCGGCGTATTCACCACGGCCAGCGCGGCCATTACATCCTTCCCCTGGGAAGACACCGGCACAAAGCTGGGCACGCTTGCAGGACAGGTGACAAGCCTGGCGCTGGATGGTATTTCCGGCGTATTCACCACGGCCAGCGCGGCCATTACATCCTTCCCCTGGGAAGACACCGGCACAAAGCTGGGCACCCTGGCAGGCCAGGCAACGGCCATCCCGCTGGATGCCCTGAGCGGCGTATTTACCAGCGCAGACACAGCCATCAAGAGCATAGACTGGGCAGCCCTGGGCGAAAGCGTGGGCATCCTGGTGAACGGCGTGACCGGCATTGCGCAGGACAGCCTATCCGGCATCTTCACAGCGACGCAAACAGCCATCCAGGGCATTGACTGGAACGCCCTGGGCAACCAGGTGGCGGATGGACTAAGCCGCGCCTGGGGCATCGTTTCCGGCCTGGGCGACGTCGCCCTGGGTGCGGGTGAATCCGTGGTAGCGGCAGGCCAACAGGGCATCGGTGCCCTGAAAGACTGGATTGCCAGCTGGCGCAAAAGCCCGGAAGTGGAAAGTGAAGCGGAAACCACCGGCAAAAAGATTGTCACCGACATCAACACCGGCGTAACCGGCACACTGCCGGACCTGGTAAAGACCGCAGAACAGGCAGGCGACGCCCTGCTGAACGGCATCAAAGGCAAGCTGACCGCCGACGCCCTGAAAGTGGTGGGCACCGACCTGCTGGGCGGCATTGTGCAGGGCATTATGAGCGTGCAGGAAGCGGCTGCCACCATCAGCGGCAACGCAGCGCAGGCCCTGCTGGACGCTGCCAGCGAAATCCTGACCCAGGACGCCGGGAAGAGCATCGGCACAGGCTGGACAGTAGGCATCGGCCTGGGTATCGAGAGCGTGAAAAACGCTGAAATTGTCATTGCCACCGCCATAGCCCAGGCCGTTCTGAACGCCATGAAAAACATCCTAACCCAGGCAGCAGGCCGCAGCATCGGCGTGACCTTTGGGCGGGGCGTGGAAAGCGGGATCCGGGAAACCAGCAGCGGCGTGCGCACGGCGGCCAGCAGCCTGGCCAGCAGCGCAGCCAGCGCCCTGCGCAGCGCAGTGGGAAGCGCGGGCTTCCCCAGCATCGGACGGAGCATCGATGAGGGCGTGGCCCAGGGCATCCGCAACAATACCAGCATCATCACCAGCGCAGCCAGGGACGCAGCGCGGGCCGCCTACAATGCCGCAAAAAGCGAATTGCAAATCAACAGCCCCAGCAAAAAGGGCGACTTTTTGGGAGAAATGTTTGCCCTGGGCGTGGCGGGCGGCATCGACGAAAACGCCCAGGCAGTGGCGGACGCCGCCGCCAACCTGGCAAGCGTGGCCGAAATGGAAACCGCTGGCGGCTTTGGGGGCTTTTCCACCAGAGAGCAGCAGCTGGCCATCGACTACGACGCCATCGGCAGCGCGGTAGCGGAAGCCAACCGCAGCACCGGCCTGGGCACCGCCGTCTTTGAAATCGACGGCAAAGTGGCAGGCGAAACGTTAGAGCCATACAGCAGCCGGGCCACCAGGCAGCGGACGCAAAAGACCGTCAAGGGCCGCACCAGCCGCCTGGTGACGGCATGAAGGGGGTGAAAATGTGTTATTGCGGGAAACAGGCTTTTCCTTCAACGGCAGGCACAGCCGCAACGATATGGGGCTATTGTATGCCGAAAAGGAAGGGCACACCATCATCCCCAAGATTAAGCGGAATAGCTACGAAATAGCAGGCGTCAGCGGCACGGTGCTGCTGGACGGCGAACAATGGGAGACTATCCCCTTTGAGGGCACCCTTTACCCGGCCATTGAGCGGGGCACCCAGGGCGAAGCCCAGTACCTGCTGCGGCAGGTGGCAGCCTGGCTGACAGCCGGGCGCTGCCGCCTGATATTCGACTATGAGCCGGACAAGTATTATCTGGCAGAACTCAGCGCGGCCAGCAAATGGAGCCTGAAAAACTGGTTCGGCGGGGAACTGCCCATCCGCTTTGACGCGCAGCCCTTTGCCTACAACGTAAACGAAAACAGCGCCACCGTCAGCACCACCGGCACCACGGCCACGGTGACGCTGAACGTCAGCACAGGCCAGAAAGCACCGCTAAAGCTGCAAGTGAAAAACACCGGAGCGGCCCCCATCACTGGGGTGCAGATCGGCAGCCGCGTTGTGCTTTCAGGCATGAGCCTGGCCAACGGGCAAACGCTGACTATTGACATGGAACCGCCCATCGGGGCCGTGATCGGCAGCACAAACGCCCTGCCCTACGCCACGGCCTTTGCCCCCATCCTGCTGAACAGCGGCAGCAACGCCATCACGGTGACGCTGACCTACGGCAGCGGGACCAAGGGGGCACAGATCACGGCCAGCGCACGGGGGCGGTGGTAACGGTGCGCAAGATCGACGCGGACGCACTGGAAGAACAGCTGAAGCAGCGCGTGAAAAAGTCAGAGCAGGCCGGGGACGGCCAGGCTGCCGGTATGTTTTACTGCATGGTGCTGATCCTGCGGCACGCGCCAACGCTGCCGGAGGACGACGCGGGGAGGGATGAACAACGGAGCATTTGAGCATCTACAACCAGAGCGGGCAGCTGCTGACCGTGCTGGACAACGCCGGGGACATCGGCTACGACCTGAAACACAACGACCTATGGACCGGCAGCTTCATCCTGCCAGCCGGGGACCCGAAAAACGACCATTGCCAGGCGCACAACCTGGTACGGCTGCCGGACGGGCCACGGAAAACAGGACTTTTCCGCATCGTCAGCGTGCCCAGCAGTGAGGAAACCGCCCTGGGCGGCGTAAAAACCTACAACGTGGAGCACGTCATGGCCACGCTGCTGGACGACGTGCTTTTCGGCTACCATGAGGTGGGCGGCACGGGCGTCAATACCCGCCAGGTGATGCAGTACATTCTGGACCGGCAGACGGTGCAGCGCTGGCAGCTGGGCGTGGTGGAATTTACGGATTATTTTCAATATCACTTTGAAAATGTTTCCCTGCTTTCCGCGCTGCTGTCCCTGGGCGAAGTGCTGACAGAGGAATACACCTGGGACTTTGACACCAGCACCAGCCCCTGGACCGTGAACCTGCGGAAAGCGGACGCATCCACCGGCTGCGGCATCTATTACGGGCGCAACCTGGTGAGCATCGAAAAGACCATGGACGCCAGCGCCCTGGTGACGCGGCTGTACCCCCTGGGCTACGGCGAGGGCGTGAACCAGCTGACCATTAAGGACGTGAACGGCGGCGTCCCCTACATCGACGCCGACACAGCGGCCACCTGGGGCGTCAAGTGCAGCGTGTGGACGGACACCCGCATCGAAGACGCGGCCACGCTGAAAGCCCGCGCCAGGCAGGTGCTGGAAGGGTACAAAAACCCTTATATCACCTACACAGCCAAGGCTGTGGACCTGTACCGGCTGACCGGCTTTAGCTGGGACAACTTCATGCCCGGAAAGCTGGTGACGGTGCAGGACGCGGAACACGGCATCACCTTCCAGGCCCGGATTGTGGAAATCAGCAAAAAGGACGTAAACGGGGATCCCGGCGACATCGAGATCACCATCGCTAACGCGCCCAGGGACGCAGCGGACAGCATCAACACCCTGGCGGACCGGGTGGGCATTGGCGAACTGTACAGCCAGGGCGCGACCAACCTGTTTGCGCAGACCTTTGCGGACAATGCGGACGCAACGCACCCAGCCAAAATGCGGGTCTATGTACCCAGCGGGCTGGTGCGCATCAATAAGATGCTACTTTCCTGGCAGGTGGCCCCTTTCCGTGCTTATGAAACCGGCGCAGCTGCCGGAGGCAGCACAGAGCAGACCAGCGGCGGCGGTGGAAGCAGCAGCCAGACCACCAGCACCAGCGACACCGTGACCTACGCCAGCACGGCGGGCGGCGAGTGCACCATCACAACAGAAACAAAGACATTTACACCGAGCGGCGACAGCGGCAACACGGGAACGCCGGTCGGCGGCAGTTATACAGACTATGAGGGTGGCGATGAATACACCAGCGAAGCGGGAGCGCACACGCACACGGTGGACAGCCATAATCACGCCATGGGGCACACCCATGACATAGCCGGGCACAGCCATACTGTGAACAGCCACAGCCACGACCTGGGCAGCCACAGCCATACAGTGGACAGCCACACGCACAGCCTGAACAGCCACAGCCACAGCATGAGCCACACCCATCCTGTGAAATGGGGGCACCAGCACCAGAACAATGACGGCGCGAACACGGGCGGCGTTTACAATTACAGCGGCCTGAGCCCCAACAGTGGCGCGGCCAGCAGCAGCAGCACGGGCGACGCAAGCGGAAATACGGGCTCAAGGGCCCCAGGCACAAGCGCAGCCACCGGGAACACCGGAAGCGCATCCCCCGGAACGGACAGCCAGGCGCTGACCACGGGCGGAGCAAAGCTGGGTGCCAACTGGCGCCCGGACACAGGAAACGCCAGCCCCGCCACCGACAGCCAGGGCAAGCACAGGCATACTTTCAACTACTACCACCGTCATGAATTTGCGCACTACCACAAGCTGGTCAGCATTACCATCCCGCCGCTGACCGTGAACGTGCCGGACCACGGGCACAACGTGCGGATCCCCGGACACAGCCACAGCGTGAGCATCCCCAGCCACACGCACAGCGTGACTATCCCGGACCACACCCACGACATTGTGTACGGCATCTTTGAGGGCACCACGGCCCGCAGCGTGACCATCCTGGTGGACGGCAACGCTGTACCAGCCAGCGAAATCAGCAAGCGGGAAATCGACGTTTCCCCCTGGCTGGCCAAGGATGAAAACGGGAAAATCACCCGGAACAGCTGGCATGAAATCCAGATTGTGCCCGACCAGCTGACACGAATAGAGGCCAACCTGTTCGCCCAGGTATTCATCCAAAGCGTGGGCGGCGGGGATTATTAAGCAAAGGAGGCAGCACACACATGGAAGAACTGGAAAACAGGGACGACCTGGACACCGAACAGGAAGCCCCGCAGGACGTCCAGGAAGCGCCTGTGACGGCGGAAGACGCCGCAGGCGAGGAAACGGACGCCCAGGAGCCGGAAGCGCCCCAGGAGGCCGCAGAGGGCCCGGAAAC